TGTAACATACCAGTGGAGCAATTAAGTGATTCCTAAATTATCAAATTTTGAAATTTACCATGATATTTACTGGAAAAACGAACGGTCGAGTATAGTAACATTAATCCATTGGGACGACAATTTTGATAAAGATATTGTTGAATGGGTAAAACAGGTTACTGACAAAAAAATAAACAACCTTTACACAAAATATTACAGACTGTACAGTTTTTGTTATTATCCCTCTCTGTTTATCAATCATTTTTCAAACTTTAACTATGTTTATAGACCCGAATTATTATTTTTAAAATTTCAGAATGCTGTAAATTTTGATCATACTTTTGATGAGTTGCCTAAACTTAGGAAAGTCTCCCTTGAGAAAACTTTTTGTTTCCTTAACAACCGACCTACTAAGCCAAGAAAAGAACTATTTTATTTTTTTAAAGACAACCAGTTATTAGATTTATCATATGCAAGTTATAATAATAATAGCCAGCGCGGCTATATAGAAGATGAAATAGAACAACCGTATAAAAACTTTTTGGAGGACAAAGTACATAGGGATATAGGTCCCAATGTAGGAAACTTCTATCCTGTGCATAACTTTTTGTTTGACGTATGTGCAGAAACCTACTGTACAGAAAATTATATAGGATTAACAGAAAAAAGTATTAAACCTTTTTTATGGGGCTACATACCTCTTATCTATGGACCCAGGGGCACTTACCAGTATCTTAAAAATTTAGGATTTGATGTTTTTGATAACATTGTTGATACAAGTTTTGACAATGAGTCTAATCATGATGTCCGTATGTGGAGATTCCAGCAAGAAGTATTGAGGTTAAGTAAAATACCGTTAACAGAATATGATATCGTTCAACTCGAATCTAGATTTAATCATAATAGAAATGTGTATCGAAAGAATGTCCAACGCAGTCTAAACACACTCAATTGGATTGAACAGGAAACTAATTTTTTAATTAATAATAGGGAGCAGTATCTTGGATTTTAATCGTGTAGTTTTTTTTGGAGATAGTTGGGTATATGGAGCTGAGTTAGATAGTAAGTGGTCTTTTCCTTGTTTGTTAGGATCAAACAACTATGGTGTTAACGGAACAAGTATTCCTGGATTACTTAGACGTTTTAATGAGGTACGAAAAGATTTTAGTATAGCAATTTTTTGTTTGACAGATCCAAGTAGACAGATGTTTTACAAAGATTACAATAACTACATAGATTATTCAGAAGGCACTGCCCAAGAAATTAGTGAACTTCGCATACTACAAATGACTGGCAACGACTACAATGATGACATAGTTGCAAGCCAAACTCTTTATATTTTATATAAATGGTGCCAGGATTTGGGTATACAGTGCTACTTTGTAAATTTATTTGCAGGGCAGTTAGCAGAAAGTTTCTTGTACGATCTGATTCCAGATAACGCATGGTTAATTAGTAAACGTTCTTGTTTAGTCAAAGAAGTTTTTGACACACAAAATTACTTTGCAGAATATCCACATTGTGGAGATTTTTCATGTTGGCTACAAGATAATAATAGTGATGTTCAAAATTTTATAAGGCCATGTGAAATGCATCCTAACAGAATAGGACATAGGGCTATAGCTGATTTCATTATGAATAAGTTTTTATAGAATGTTTGATATCTTTTGCATGCAGATTACAGGTAATACTGTTGACCTACCAGCCCACACACAATACACTCGTTGGAACGGTACACACCTAGATACAATACGTAGGTGTGTTAACCGTGCTCGTACAGAGTATGTGTGGATTGTAGCAGACTGTTGCAATTATGCAACATTTGATTTTACATGGCAACCTGCACCCTGGGAAGCAGATCAGATACACTGTTGGGCTAGCGGTAACCAGCAGTTTGGGGATACTTTCCTAGTGCCTGTAGCTGCTTTTAAGCGTCAACAAGAGGGCCTTAAACTACTAGAGTGGTACAAGCATATCAACTGGCATACAGAGCCCTATATACAGCGTTATGAGTGGCCTACAGTTGATAGTTTGAATGAACAAACAAGCCTATATGCATGGCACAAGCAAACTCCCGCAGACATTAACTATGATCCCAGTCTATGGAAAAAACGTGATCTACACGCCTTTACACAGAGCGGCAGTGTACTACTAGTGCCTAGGGACTGTAAACAGCATTTTAAGGACCAATTCTATGACTACCCATACATATTGCGTCATACGGACTATAATATAGAAGAAAAGCCACTAGATGTTGTATATCTTAGTAATGGTGAAAAAAACGCCGATAAAAACTGGTTTCTGTTAAAGGCACAGTGCCCTAGAGCCAAGCGCATAGACGGCGTCACAGGCAGAGCACAAGCATACAAAGCCTGTGCTGAGATAAGCGAAACACCCTGGTTCTTTAACGTGTTTGCTAAGTGTATCGTCGAGCCCGACTTTAATTTTAAGTGGCAACCGGACTGGCTACAAGGGCCCAAACACTGGATATTTCATAGTCGTAATCCTGTTAACGGACTAGAATATGGGCACATGGGTATTATTGCATACCACAAACAGATGGTGTTAGATGCTACAGAATGGGGATTGGATTTTACGCTAAGTGCTAGACATGGTGTAGTACCTGTCGTAGGAAGCACTGCTGACTTTAACACCACACCATATGAAACTTGGCGTACAGCGTTTCGTGAGTGTGTTAAACTTACTCAACAGTCGGACATTGAGAGTCGTTATAGACTAGAGCAATGGAGTACAGTTGGTAATGGTGAGAACGGTGAGTGGAGTGTGCGAGGTGCTGAAGATGCAGTCAAGTATGTTCAAGATGGAAATGATCTACAGCAAACCTTCGAGTGGGCTTTCCTCAAAGAATTCTTTGATAGCCACTACAACAGCTAACAGTTCTTCATCAGTCATATATGGATCGCAAGGCAACTGTAAAAACTTATGACAGTTTGCCACTGCTCTGTCTAGTGTAGCAATAGGCTCACTATAGGCACGTTTTGTTTCTATTTTACGATGTGTTAGATGTGCTTGTAAGTCAGCTCTACGTGATGTTTCAATAACAAACTTACTAACTTGTCCATCTGCATCAGTTACACACTTTACGTATCTGCCTAACTGCTGATGATAATCTCTAGCAATCTCCTGTCTACGCTCTTGCCAGAACGGGAAATGATCTAATTTAACTAGCATCTCAGCACAATCACGCTCGCTCATAATACTATTGCCACCAACATGCCCGTCTACTGTATGATGTCTACGTAATTCTTTTACTCTATCAATAACCTTTTTATCCCAGCTTACTACAGCACCACCATTGCCAAAGTTGGGTAATGCTTTTGTGGGATCAAAACTGTAAGCAGCAGTGTCTGCTTGTAAGGGCGCTCCAAAATGTTGAGCACCATCTTCTATTACAAAACAGTCATCAGGAATATGTTCAGTGTTTCCAAACAATCCTACCCATACCGCTGTTTCAATCTCTTGCGGAACTAAATTCCAATCAAGCAATCCATTAGGTTTAATGTCAATACACACAGGCTGACATCCTGCTCTTGCGATGCTATTGCTAGTAGCAATAAATGTTTGCGCAGGCATTGCTACTGGTCCATCTACCTTTTCTGCTATTAGAGCATAATACAAGGCATCACTGCCACTGCCTACTACTGCGGCATGTTCAACACCAGCAACAGTTGCTATTCTGTTTTCAAATTTTTCAGTAAATTCGCCCAACATGACACGACCTGATTTTAAAACCAGGTCGTTCATGCGTTCTAAACTTGGAGATAGTTCCTCGTATAGTCTATTCAGATTGTGTAGGCGTATCATCTTCTTGCTTTTGTTCCAGTTCTGGAACGTGTTTTTGTAACTGTAGAACAATATTTTCTCGAACTTGCTCCAAGGCCACTTCGCCCCGATCCAGCATCCACAATGCCTCGGTAGCTTTTACCCTTTTAGTTCTGGCTATATTAGCTGCAATGCTGACCAGTTCTAATCTACCAATACCAAGCTTTTGAGTAATACTATCTATATCAGGTGGAGTAGTAATAATTTTCTTAATAACTTTTGCCATTATTTTTTCCTATGTTCTGCTAGCCAACGTATTGCCCAAAAAACCATTTCTTTAGGATCTTCAAATGTCATAACAGCATTGCCTGTAACAGCATGACTGTCATGTTCTGTAAAATACCAACCCCAGCGACTTTTACATTTATTTGCCGCCCACCATATGCTCTCGCCAATTACACCATCACGCTCGAGGGGTATTTGATGTTCGTATACTTTCCAGTAACCGCAACCTTGTGGGTATGAATGTTTAGGTACCCAGTTGTGAGTTACGTCCATTCAAACATTTCGTCCGCAAGTGGGAACACATCTGCAATTACTCGTGCACACGCATGGGCAATATCCATGTGTTCTTTTTGAGTACCATTAGCACCACGTAGTTCAATGTAGTGTACCCAACTACGTAGCGTACCGTTCATATACATGCGGCTTACTGTATTGCCCTCAGGCAATACAGCTCTGGCTTGTTCTTTAGCAATACCATTCTCAATAGCCCACGCATATGCCTTTTGAGCAGCTTCGATAACATTGAGCTGTTTATTTTCCCATGTTGCTTGTAGACTAGCATCTTCTGTATCAATGCTGTTCTGCCTGTTTGTAGTATCCTGCAAACGTGCTTCACGGGTAACGAACTCTAAATCCTTTGTGGGATCAGCATAGCGTTGACTAAATTCCTGGAAACTAAAACTCCTGTGACGTAGGATCTGCCTTGCTATGTCACGAGTAGTTTCAATCTCCATACAAGCACTAACCATTTCTAGGGGAGACCAGTGCTTGTGTTTGATGAGATATTTGATGAGCTTGGCGCTAGTTTCCATGTTTAACTGTCCACTAGGGTTGCTGACTCTAGCACAGAACGCAATAAGGTCCTGCACATCTGCGTCAGTAAGACCGTGTTCAGTTAAAAACTCTGGACTGGCTTGACTAAAACTAACCAGGCTTACCTTCATTAGGCAGCAGCCTTCTTACGGCCACGCTTCTTAGGAGCAGGTGCTGGAGCAACACTCGGATCAAGTGCAGTTGCTTCTTCAGTAAGACGTGCAACTTCTGCCTGTAGTCCTGCAATCTGTGATTCCATTTGTGTTGCCTGCTTCAGCAGGTCTGCAGCAATATCTGCATCAGTTAGTACACCCTGAGCACTTGCAGCATATGCTGTATTGTCAATAGTCTTAGCCGGATCTGCTAGACCAGCTTGTGCATCAATCTCTGCCATACGCTTGGCAGCATCTGCACCTGATTCCATTTCAGCAATGATCTTGTTAATTTCATCTAACCGAGCGCCTGGTTTATTTGGTACTGGAGTCATGATAACATCCTGACAACGAATCTTCTTCATCCATCGTTCTGCATGTACTGCTTGTAGCAGATTACGACCATCAGTACCTACTACACGACTCATTGCTTCGCCTAGATGACTTGATGATTGTCCTGCGTTACTCTCAATACACCGCATAAGGTCATCATGAAATGATGTGGGTAGTTGACCTGGGTAAACTACCAGGCACATATGTTCCTCACCGGGAACTTCACGGAAAACTACTACGACGTTCTCCCCACCTTGTCTCCCAACATGTTTAAGCATCAGTATCTCCTGTTTGTTCTTCAGCCTCATCAGCCTGTGGCGCAGCAATCGCACCGTTAGCTGTTAGAAATGCCATTAGTTTGTTGTATAGATTGCCTACAGTAGCCATCTCGTTGGCACGAATGGCGCCCCTCTGTGCTACTGCCTGGATTACATTAGCGACCAAAACTAGGTCATTAATTTCTAAGTTGGGTGCAGCAGGCGCTTCGGCCTGTTCTGCTTCTGCTTCTGTCTCGCTTGTTTCTACTTGTGTTTCATCTGTCATTGTTATCTCCTAGATATATGTATAAGTATATGATAAAGGTTGTTTATCATGAAGTCAAAATTAATCTTAACTTTATTGTCTTTTTTTCTCTTTAGTAATATGGCGTATGCTCAATCTAAAATAGACACGTTACGTAACGGACTAAGTTCTATAATATCCTGCCAGGCCTCATATAAAATAGCAGCAGTTTATGTTGATATTTACCAGGCGTTTAAGGAGGACCTAGAAAAAACTGAACCTGCCGCTAGTGCCAATGCTATAAAGGAAAATCTTAAAGCTGACTGGGATGCCGGCGAAAAGATATCCGTAGAGATAGGCAACATACTTATTCAATCTAATAGCATTACTAACGATCAAATTATGGCGCTGTACACCTTAGAGCAAACTACGTTATTACAAAAAATTGTGGAATCTGTACCTGCTAAGGAGCAGATACAGATGTTATTCCACAAAAGCGCTCAGTGTTCCAAAGTTATAGAGGAACTAACCAAACTTCTTAAAAATTAGACTTGGTTAAGCTTTCATTCTAACCACAGGAAATTCAGCATACTGTGCTCTACGAGCGCCGCTGGGTCCACGTCCATGACGCATACCTACAGCAAATCCGTTCTCAAGTTCCACCCAATACTGTACATCCTCTTCATCGCCAGGCCATCCGCGGTTGCTACCATGCTTATAAACAACCTTTTGGTCACCAAACTCCCTGGCTGGAATTTCACGATCTTTGTACTTGTACAACTCCCACCAGGGCGCAAAGTCTTCCGCGAGTGTAAGGTCAGTCATCTTAGTTCTCCATAGCCTTAACAACATACTTGCCAAACCGGTCAAAAAACTCCTTAAAGTTCGCCAGCTTGTCCGGCTGGAAGGGCAGGTTGTAGTTGGTGATAGCCGTACGAGCACCCATAACAGTCATCTCCGTGGGGAAGAAGTCCATCATGAACCGGAAGAAGTTGTCAGCCATCTCGTGCCACCGCTTGGCGTCCTTCTTACCAAAGTCGTCGTAGGCATTCTTGAGCTCGTAACACATGCCAATAGTCAGGGCATACTGGGCGCTGATCTCCTTAATCTTGAGCTCCTTAACCTTGCCAGCAAGGATATCCGCAGGATGCGGCATGTCCTTGGCAACCTTACGGTGCGCCATAAACTTAATCGCAACACCCTCACCCACGCAACCGCTGACTAGGTCAGTGAGCTCGCTGTCAGAGATTGCGTCGTCCTCCAGGAAGCGGCTAACATAGGTCCAGCTACGCGGCGTAGCAAACGAGCGGCCGCTAGAGCGAGGATCAAAGTCCATGAGATCCTGCTTGGCGAAGCTGATATAACCCACCACATCTTCATTGATCTGGTTGTTAACAGCCCAGTTCAGCCAGCTCTCATAGTCCGGACGGACCTCAAGGTGGACGAAACGGTTGGCCAGCGGAGTGGGCATACGGTAGGTAACACCCTTGTCGCTCTCACGGTTACCAGCAGCAACGATAACCACGTTATCGGGAAGCTTGTAGGTGCCGATGCGACGGTTGAGAATCAGCTGGTAGGCAGCGGCCTGCACAGCCGGCGCGGCTGAGTTCATTTCATCCAGGAACAGGATGACAGTATCATACTCAGCAGCCATCTCCTCGCTGGGCAGATCCACAGGGGGAGCCCAGAGCATGTTATCCTGACTCTTGCTAAGGAACGGCATGCCACGCAGGTCCGTAGGCTCCATAAGAGCAACACGGATATCTACCAGGGCAGTATTACCCAAGGTGCCCTTGTCAGCAATGCCAGCCATAAGCTCGCTCTTGCCTACACCCGGAGGCCCCCAGAGGAAAACCGGAAGCTTATTGCGGAAAGCACGAACGATACGATTCTCGGCTTCTGCAAGAGTAACAGTACGGGCATCAATGTCTGCCATTTCTTTCTCCTTGTTTAACTAATATCTAAACATAGCACATCTGTGCTATGTGTCAACCTTTACGAGCCAGTGGTAAGCCGGAAGCTACCATCCTCAACGAGATTAAAGCCTTCGACAAACACATGCCAATCACCAACTTCACGTCTGGCCTGCTGGAAAACGGACTCAGCCGCTGCCCAAAAACCCTCTACAGTGTTCGTAGCAGTGAACGAGCTAAACTCATATTCCTGCAGGTTCTCGTCAAAAGCACGATAAGTTACACGATACATATCACGCTCTTCGTTAACAACACGGTCGTTGAGATCAACAATCTCTTCGCCAAACATGCTCCAACGAGTCTCAAAACCCTGCTCGTTGCGCTTGTTGTCCAAATCTTCGATAACTTTGTACATCTTGTCCATGTGCTTGCTCCTCATTTCCTATATATACATATTAGCACGTATAAGGGTTTCGTCAACCGTTTTAGGCTATTTTTTCACCTAAATCTATACGCCAATCAAAGCAAGATTCCATCATCCGAACAGTGTTTTCCCAGGTATCAGGAAACTGTGAAACCAGCATGCCGTTAGGGTCGCGACCCATGAATCCATCGCCAATCTTGGTGATTGTTACATCACCGCTCGAACAGTTGATCGACTCCCACGTTTCTGTGGTACGCCAATCCGATTTCTTCCATTCGCTTATAAACATATGCTTGCTCCTCATTTCCAACTTATGCTTCATAATAGCACGGGTAACCAGATAGTCAACCGTTTCTAACCTAAAAAAATCGCAGTTTTCTGCGGTTTAAAAAAATAATAGAATCGTAGTTTTCTGCGGGTTTTTTTGGTTGACGATAATAGCATCCGTGCTATTATACATTATAAGTTGAAATTGAGGAGCAAGAGATGATCCACGTAGTAGACAGTGTCGTAGCAGATATTCAGCAGATGACAGACCGCCAGCTGGACGATGTCGTCCATGCTATTAAGATGCGTCGTCAGCAGCTCACTAAGCAGAACATTCGCAAGCTGATGGTTGGTGATATTGTCAGCTTTGAGTCCACCCGCACTGGCTCAACTGTAACGGGCAAGGTCCGCAAGGTTGGTCGCAAGTGGGTGAATGTGTTCGAAGGCAATACCAACACTGTTTGGAAGGTTCCTGCTAACATGCTTACCCCTCTGCAAATTGGGGGGTAAGCGGTTGACAGCCGCTGTCCTTATGTTAATATATACATATAGGAGATACATATGACCACGACTACAGCAAACAAGAAGCACGTAAACCTCCCTGTGGGGTTCGAGACAGTTCGTCAGGAAGATCTAGATGCTCGCGAGAAGCTCACTACTGCTCGCGTTAGCCTGCTTCTCAAGGCAGCATGGTTTGGTAATATGGCAACTCGGTTGCCGCTTGTGAATGCAGATCAGTGGTTGCCCACAGCAGCTACTGACGGTCGCCACTTCTATTATAATAGCAAGTTCATCAACATGCTCAAGAGCAAGGAAGTAGAGTTCCTGTTTGGGCATGAGGTACTTCACAATGTCTACGAGCATCTGGGCCGTAGCAAGCTCAACAAACATGACGCTCAGATTGCGAACATTGCTGCTGACTTTGCTGTAAACGGAGATCTGGTGCAGAGCCGCATTGGTGAGCTTATTACTACAGTGCCTGCTCTACATGACCGTAAGTACTACAATATGAGCATGGAGGAGATTTACGACGATCTCTATGACAACGCTGAAAAGATTGATCTAGAGCAGTATATTGATATGCTGCTGGACGAGCATCTTGAAGGCGATGATGGCGAGGGCGGTTCTGGCGGCATTAGTGAGGACGAGAACGGTAACCTCAAGAGCTCGGGTAAGCCCACTTATTCTGACGAAGAGCGCAAGAAGATCCGTGATGAGATTAAGGAAGCATTAATCAACAGTGCCAAGCAGGCTGGTGGCGCTGGTAACCTTCCTGCAGGTGTTGCTCGCATTGTTAAGGATCTTACTGAGCCCAAGATGGACTGGCGCAGCATGCTTGCGATGAGCATTGAAAGCTCAATCAAAAGCGACTACAGTTTTATGCGCCGTAGCCGTAAGAGCTGGGGCAGTGACTTCCTGCTGCCCGGCATGGTTCCTGAGACTACCATTGATATTGCGGTTGCTGTGGATATGAGCGGCAGCATCAGCAACGAACAGGCCCGTGATTTCTTTAGCGAGATTAAGGCCATCATGGATATGTACACAGACTTCAAGATCAAGCTCTGGTGCTTCGATACCGAAGTCTATAACTACGCTGAGTTTGACGCTACCAACATCGACGACATCATGACATATGAGCCCCAGGGCGGTGGCGGTACGATGTTTGAATGTAACTGGAAATTTATGAAGGACAACGACATCCAGCCTAACCGGTTTGTGATGTTTACTGATGGTTATCCCTGTGGTACCTGGGGTGACGAATTCTACTGCGATACTGTGTTTATTATCCATGGTCCGGATAACATCAAGCCAGCATTTGGTAACTGGGCTTATTACGACAAAAAGGTTAACTAATAGGCTGAAGGGTATACAGCATCAGGAAACTAGCAGCATCAGATTCAGTTTTAAATCTGATGTCTGCACCTGCGTCACTCCATCTTATATTCCATAAACCATCCTGCGGCCCATAACTTTCGTGTAGTAGGCCCAGGATGGTTTCCTTTTGTTCTTCTACACTGTCAATTATTTCTACGTTACGATATCCCCAGTAATCATAATCATAAGGCCTATGACGAGTTTCAGGGAAATCTACACTTATTAGATGTAACCACTGACAGTTTTCTAGGTGCTTATTGTGTCTAAGACGATATTTTGTTGGCATTTAAGAACCTTTCAAAATCCTGGTTATGTAGTACCAGCCAGAAATAGGTTTGTTCACTAAACAGGATAACTTTGGGCCACCGGCCGCGCTGCACATAGTAGGGGCAGTTCATAAAACGATCCAAGTCTAAAAGGAACCTTTGGGTTATCTTTTGTTCACGGATGTCTATTTCCCAGCTTTCTAACTTAATATCTTCTACTAGACAAAAATACCCATTTTCAGTTAGCCTTAACCCTCCAGTATCTCTAATATTAAGCCAAAAGAATGCAAGCTCGTCACCGGCGGGCACAGTAGTAGTTTCAATGTTTTTTAGAAATGCTTGTGTGTATTCTTGTTTATTGGGCATCTGGGTAGATGATCTCACCACTGCTCAGTAATACTACCGTGAAGTCAGAGCAGTTGAAATTCTTATTAAGCTTTTTGGCAAGATTTATAGCATGGCCTGGATTGCTGAATGAGACCTTCTTATATTTAGGACCAGGATAGCTAATAAGCATATTACTACTCTTTAGATTAATAGGTTGGTTTTTATAGAATACACTCCAGATTCCTTCGCTAGCAAGGACCTGATCAGACTTGTAAGTCTGCTTATCAACCTTTTCTAATAAAACTGTGGGCTTGGGTCTACTCATGGATTTTCCAATTATAATACAATATTATTTATCTGGAAATATGAGTAGTTTATTAAAAATTTGGACCTAAGATCTCTATCTCAGTAGCCTGACGTTCTCGCTCAGCTAATAACTCATCCTGTATCTGAGTTATGTATCCAATAAGCTTCTGGTATTCCATTGCAATGTGTTGTGCTTCAGTTTTATTAATTATCAGATTTTCTGATTTAATTAAAGCACATTTGCTTGCTAGTTTTTCAAGATTGCCGAAGTGTGGGATTTTAGCCATTTGATAGGTTTCTAATAACTTCCTGCATCTCTAACTTTGTTTTGTATGGTCCCTTATGTTCGTTTCTACCCAAAGTAATAAGTTTAGGGCAATATGCAGGAACCCAGCCGTTCTCAAAATTGATTGCATAATATCCAGCGCAGTAGAAGCATTGGCTTTTTTCAGTCTTGGTATACAATGGTAGTTTACGCTTTAGGTCAAAAATACCATTAAATGGTAATGTCTTGCATGGATACCCATGTACATCAAACTGCTTTTTGCCGGCAGGTTCAATCCTCACTAAATTATTTTGAAAGTCTATATCCAACTTAGTACTCAGCGATTTCAAATCCGGATAACGGAAGTTTTTACTATTTACTGTTAGCACATAGTCATTACTGTGGCGAAGGGTACCTACCTTTTCGCCATTGCGTTCGATAATCCAGAAGGTATTATCTACAATAGCTTTAGCTTGTAACTTCATATTCATAGCCTTTGTTCAACCATTCTGCAAACTTTGTAGCGTCTTCAGCTAGCCTATTGAGTTCATACTTACCGCAGAACTTTAGGAACTTAGCACCAACCATACCCATGTGCTTGTCCGTAACCTGCGAACGGATTGTTTCGTCAACATACTCTTTGATCTCTGCAGGCTGTGCTGTGAGATCCACCAGTGTGCGATTGCGCTCGTAGTCGTCGAGAACACGATGCTCTTCACCGTTATGATCTACCCAACGCTGTAGCATCATGTTATTCCAGTTATAACCGCGATTGGCACGATCCTCATATGCTTCTAATAGTCCTACCTTATTTTTACTGCCTTTGGTTCGGACACCTGGATAAGCACTGAATACATTGTCAGTAGGATCACCACGCATGCATTTTTCAAATAGCAGCCACTCTGGATCTGGAGCAATCTTTGCTTCCCCAGTTTTTTTATCCTTAACAGGCTTGCCATAATCGTCAAAGATACCCTCTAGGGTAATCATATGATTTTGAATACCGTTGTATTGACGAACGTTATCACTAACTAGCTGAACAAAATCAGTATCACTGCTAACAATAACGTGGTTGTCGTTAGGGTGCATATTAATAAACCGTGCGATAATATCGTCAGCCTCCGCAATTTCGCATCTAAGGACGCTGCAATTTGAACTATCTTTTAGGAATGTCGTAAGTTCATCATATGCCTCCCAGAACAGTTTATCTTCTTCCTGCTCTGCTTCTGTTAGTGCTGCTCTTGCATCTGACCTGTTGCGCTTATAAGGTGTGTAATAGTCCTTACGCCAGCTTCTGCCTTCCAGCGCAAATATTACATGATCAGCCCCGGCGATTCTGTGTGCTTTGTTTACAGCATTAAGTGTTACATGAATTGCAAAGCCCAGTTTAGTCCATGAATCCATGCCACGATGGGCAACGTGTCTTGCACGAAAGAATGTGTTAGCGGTATCAACTAGTAGATAAGTCGTCATCCAGTCCTCGTAGGTCCAAATTTTACTTGTTGGTTGGGATTAACCTTTACTGCTTGTATTATACTACTTTGATTGGTGTTTGTCAACCAGGGCAACAGATACTTTCCCCAGGCTATTTGGGCATCTCTTCCATAATGTAAACCATTGTTGACTGTTTTAAAGCCGTGTTCCTTACACCAGTTAAAATAAGTGCCTGCGTCTTCATAGGGATTTATATAACAGTTTTGCCAATCAAACTTTTCTGCATCAGACATATTAAAGTGATTGTAACTATTAAAAAACAAATGTGAGATATTTTTACTTTGTAAATCTAAATGGAATTCATAGATTTTATTGTGCCAGTACCTTTGTTTTTTAGCCAACTCTTGTTGGGTTTGCTCTGTTACCCATTGTTTATATTTGTCTACAAGTTCTGCTGGAACACTATCAGTACCGCTTGCTGTAACCTGATAGTATAAATCTTCGTGTAGCCATTCTTCTCTTTCCCATGTACTCCAGCCAATAATTATGGTGGTATGAGAACTATATTTTTCTTCTAAGAATGTAGTTGTAGTTCTTAGTATTCTCTGGTTACTACCTGCACTTTCTGCATCTAAGAAGTAACCAGCATTTAAACTCTGGCTGAGAAAATATCCAAAGGTATAGGGTATAGCTTCAGGGTGTGGTGTGCGACCTAGATGAATGTATCTTCTGTCGTCCATGGCAAAGCAGAAATCTTCTACTAGCTCTGCTCCTGCACTATGACTATCTCCATTAACATAGACAAGCATTATAATTTACTTCTTTTATAGCAGGGCATTATGTATTAAAAATGTGATAAGAGAATTAAAAACCCAGCTACCATTTAAATAGTGGTTTGCATATTCAGCAGGAACTGCTCGTATCATTTATACTCTACTCTGCCATCACCTAAGTCGTTACGAGTTACCATAGCTTCATCTTTTTCATAGCTTTCCATAACCACGTGCCTGCAGACATCCTGAAACCAGCGATCTACCATATCGTTTTCATTTTCGTCACGGTAACCTTTTTTCCAAAGCAATTTAATAAAAGGTTGGTTCCAGTCTAATTCAAAAGCACCATTGCCAGGATTTTCCTGATCAACTTCTACACTAAGGACACTAACCCAGGGCTCACCCTTTTCTGTAGCAATTTCCTTTTCTGATTTTTTAGGTGCGCGTGGCTTAGGTTCCTCAACACGTTTGGCTTTACCCAAACCCATAGCACTTTTTGCGTCGTCTAGTATTCCCATTCTATGAAACCTCCAGTCTCTATTTCCCAATCTACAACAGATTCCGGTGTATTTTTTCCAAAAATCACACTTGCTGCTCTTATAGTATTTCCGTGACAAACAAAAATAATCGGAAGATTACTTTGTTCTATATTGTCCAAATAATTTGCTACTCTACTAGCAGTATCTTTCAAACTCTCACCGTTAGGGGGAGCAATGTCCCAGCCTCGGCGTATAGATAAAAATCTTTCATCTCCTACACTTAAACGGTTTTCATCCTTGTTTTTACCGCTCCAATCACCATAGTCACGTTCACGCAATCTACTATCTATTTCTGTCTCAACAAACCATGGCGAGCTTTGTAAAATTATACTAGCTGTCTGTACTGCTCTACGAAGATCGCTAGTATGTATACTAGCGATCATTGTGTATCTTTGAGCTAAAATTCTAGCTGTTTCAAATGCCTGTTCTACCCCAAGTTGGGTAAGATCAGGATCGTGCCAACCCGTTGCTAAATTTTTAGCATTATATTCGCTTTGTCCGTGTCTTACCCAAACTGTTCTCATATTGCACCAGCTTTACGTAACTTATTTTCTAAGTTAGGTTCCCCAGGCGTTACCGAAGACGTCGACGTGGAGGCGTGGGCTATATCTGTAGCCTTTTTCGAGGGCGAGCTCTGCGACTTGACGACCGTTTTTGAAGTAACTGTCTGTCGTACCGCCAACAGGCATGAGGTAAACCGGCGCTTCAAGTCCCGCAGATCTATATTCTGCAACAGCTCTATCAACTTCTGCCACGTCAACATCATCAGAAACAACGAACTTAAGATACAAGTGGCTGTTAGGAACACTAGCGTACTTAACAGCAACATCAGGCTTGATAGCATCAACCCAAGTATGTCCACTAACCGATAGTTTAGGGGAGCAAGAGAATGTAATGTGTACCTGTTGATTATCTGTGAGGTACGTTTTGAAATCCTCTGACAGAGATTGTGTAGTATTAGTTTCGAACGTGACATTCTTCAAGTCCTTCATGCGTGGATGTTCTAGCAACTGTATATATGCTCGTTGCCAACCTAATAGAGGCTCACCGCCTGTGATTACCAAATGGATATCCTGACCATTATCCAATGACCATGCACCTGTTGGTGTAAGTGCAAGTAGATCATCAACCAGCTGATCAATGTCTACATCATGTTGAAAACGTTTGAATGCAGGGTGCCAAGCAGCATAGCTATCGCACCCTACAGTCACAAGTGGGAGATCCTCAAGTGTATCATAGTTATCAATCTCATCTACAATCTTTTGGATCTGAGGCTCTGCTGTTTCGTTACTGTTCCTAGCAATACCAAACTTAGGACAAGTAAAGTTACAACCATACATACGAAGGAATACACTGGGCACACCTGTCCAGCGACCTTCTCCTTGAACTGAATAAAACGCTTCAGTATATCTTACTTTCATTGACGCCTCTTAGTCTACAGTTACGTGTTTTTTTAGTTCATCAATCATCTTAGCCTTTGTAAGACGACGATCGAGGTTGATACCATGATCTGCTGCCCAGTCATCAACTTGCTTCTTTGTCATCTTGTTAAGCTCAGCTTCTGTAATAACAGCAGGTGTGTCTCCAACTCCTAGCCATTTCATAATGCATTTAAACATCGAATTCTCCATCTTCTCTGTGACCAACTCGCATAGCCATATTTGAGTCAGTTTCTCTTACCTCAACCTTACAGCACCATACCCTAGTGCCAGGTTCCCAACTAGGTAAAAATATTGTGTTTACGTATTCATACAAAAAGTCTGACAGACCTTCACATCCAGTCTTTTCAACTTCTGTAATCTTTGCTAGGCCTTTCTTGCCTAGTTCTAGTAGCGTGTCGCGGTCTGGATCATCCTGTGCTACTAGCAGAGTGTGATCAAACCAATCTTCTAAGCTATCCTTTAGTGGACGTAATCCACCAAAGTCTACTACCCAGTTACGAGCATCTAGGTCATCAGTTTCAAATTCAAAATGGAAACTTAATGCGTATCCGTGGATAAGATTGCAGTGTGAATCTGCTCTCCACTGTCTGTATGCTACTGGACCTAAATGCCTGTATGTTTTTGTACTAATATATTTTGCCATGTTTATACTCCTTGGTTATGGAGTGTGCGGAATATTTAAAGAGGGTCGAACACCTTAGTCCTCTAATGTAATTACATTGTAAGATATTTATGATTGAGAGTCAATTTAATTCTGAAGTAAGTTAATGAGATTAGTTTTTGACCAATCTTGGTTATTGATTTTTCTATTTTTAGTTATATGTACTAGTTTAAGATGAATAGAATCTGGAAATAATCTATATTCTAGTGTCTTATGTCTGACAGGAAAATTATATAAAGCAGCTCGAGAGTAATCATCCGTCTTTGTAATATCTAGATTGATTGCCTGTGATAGTAGAATTTCGGGAGTAAAGAAGAAGAATCCACCAATTAGTTGATTGGTCAACTCAAGAGCAAATTCACTTATCTCTACAGAATAAATGGGTTCTTTACTAGCTTGCTTTGGGTGATAAGGTGTTAAAGGAAGTGTAGGACCACCGACTATTAAATGACCAGAATGTTTTTTTGCAATACTACTTAAAAAAAGATCTATGCAATTTCCTATATTAACAAACGGAACTTTTTTTAAAAAGGTCGTATAAATTTTTAAAATATCTTGTGAATAAAATTCTAAGTCAAGAATGATAGATTTTATATTCCGCGCATTACACCAATCTATAGCAAATTCATGATCATTATTAGTAGGGTTTATTCCTATTAATGGTGTAAAGTTAATATTATTTTTATACAAAGTTTCAGCAACAAATTGACTATCCATGCCTCCACTAAGTCCTAGGAAGATATCTTTGTATTTTTCAGCTATTGTTCTTGCAGTGTAATCAGCAGCTTCAAAAAAATTCAGTTGTCGAGCCGGAGACTTGTGATTAAAATTAACCTCAAATGTGTTCAATGACGTATTTACAGTGACATTATACCAGTTATCTAATCCACCATCGCCAGTTATGATCATTAATTCTTTCTCATTTTAGCATTTAGAGCATCTTCGCTAACTGCTTGAAACGCTATAATTGTTCTCATTTCCTTACAACGTCGCTGCGGCCCTTTGCCTACATGGGCAATACTACTATCAAATGTAATAAGCTTTCTGGGTTCATATTCGCTAGCTTCTACGACACCATCCTTATAAAAGGCCGTTTCCCCGCCCCAGTTCTGTTCCCATACCTTGTCTGTATAAAGTACACCTGTAATACTTACATCAGGATGTGGCCAGTCTGTATGGATATCACCATCAATGCCAAACGTATTACTACTGGCCATAAACCTAACAAGTTTATAATTGCCCGGGCATAACTCTAAAAATCTATCTTTTAGTGAACGTAACAGATTGGTCACTATCTCTTGATCTGGTTTGAACTCAAATGTTCTAATATCCCAAAAGTTTTGGAACCACATGGGATAGTTTGGTTGGATTGTATTGTCGCTTACCTGACCAAAACGCCAGCGTGGAGCATACAACACCAATGCTTGTAACATGCCATGTTCATCCTCTGAGATCCAGTCTTTGTGTGTTTCAAATAATGCCACGTGCATAACTCCAAATAGCAACATATGTTAACATATGTAATAGTTGATCAAAACCAAACAATATCCAATACTGCTGATGTGCTGGTGTCAGTTTCATAACACGCGATACTAGTTCTTTACAATAATCAATAGTGTAGTGTACGGCGAAATCAGCTAATCCAACAAATAGAGCAAAAGGCCAACCAATAAAATAATAACAAATAACAAATGTAAAGACACCGTGTATAGCTGCATGGATCAGTCCACCTAGACCAAATGGTTTACTTTTTGCCTGGATCATCCACGGAGTTTGTAAACAGAAGTCGCTGAGCCAGTGCTTAACTAGCAGTGCTATTAAGAGTTCAATCATCACCACCACTCCTCATAGGGGAATACGACCCATGTATCTTCTTCAGCTTTGTTAATTTCAATGCTTGTATAATCGATGTTAAATGGACTTGCAAGATTGTTTACAATAGTTGCAAAGCGAACATTCTGATTCCAAACTTTATCCCATCGGTGTTCATTTGGATGACAGCCTGCCGGCCAATCTTCTTTAATCCATTGGAATGTAGCACCACTATCGTTAATATCGTCTAGGATAAGAATTTTCTTATCTTCATATATGCCACCCATTTGGAAAATACCAAATGCATCTTCTGCCATCCAACAGTTGGATTCTTGTTCATCGCCATCACGCAAACGAACATCCAGTGTGTGCATTTTAATACCTGTAAGATGACTCATTAGAACAGCAGGAATTAATCCACCTCTGGTAATACCTACAATATAATCGGGCCGCCAGTTGTCAGCATACATTTGCTTTATAACGTTATGTACACCCTTTTCAATATCTCGATTAGACAGATATAATTTTTTCATCTCTCACCTTTTGCTTACGCCATTCAAAATACTTTTCATTGTGCATCCATTTGCCGTTGACAATGAAACCCCACTCACGTAGTTTAGGACCAGGAATGAATAGTGACCAAGCACATACTCCTGGTTCTAGTTCTACACGATGTAGACTCTTAGGACCGCTAAAACGCATGTGTCCTGGACCACGCCAGAAGCGTCCTTTAGGAGTAGTCTCCCAATAACCCCCACGTAAGATTAGCGTGAAGTAGGGCCAGGGATGATCGTGTAGTTCATCCGGATCGCTTTGTAAAAACTTATGTAAAAATACATTAAATGGAAACCATTTACGATCTTTTAGAAACAAGTAATACCTAACCAAGTAGGGCTTCTGCCCAATGCGATCTAGGATTACACGTTTCCTATCTTTGAACATATTCATAAACTGTATTCGTAGTTATCAGTTGCAGTATTGTTCTGCAAAGTAACTGCTCCATTGTTTAAGTGAAACCTCCGTGCCATATCCGTTTTTGGACTTAGTGTAATAAGACGTTTGACTTTATCATTTGCACGACATTCATCTAGCAAACGAAAAACAACGTCTCTGCCAGCACGTGGCGCACGACTCCAAACTGTATATGCTACGCAAATAGAACCGTGTTGATCTTCCTGACAAGCAGCCTGACTCATAAGGTCAAGTTCCTTTACAGTAGTTGGTACTTCATTAGTATAGGCAACGCAAATTGCTGCCTGATACTTACCGTCCGTTTCCAACACATAAACCCGACGACCCGGGCCCAACCTAAAATTAAGGTCAAGCTCGGGTCTCACGGGGTCGTGGTTGGTATCAAACTGTAGTGCTTCTACATTTTCATATGTCAGCGTAGTTAGGTTCAATACCTTTTCTCCTTAGAACTTCAAGTTCACTTTCATGCCTAGGTTAACTTCATTGTTACCTGAGACACCTGCAACATTGCTACGATGCTCTGCATAGCCAGCAAGTGCAACATTGTTTACATTATATTTTACAAACAAACCGGTATCATATTCAATATTTTTCGTACTTGCATCAGCACTTCCTTCATTAAATAATACCTGTCCGTCAAGTGTACGTCCTACTGGAACCTTGTAGTTCATCTTACCGCTTGTAACTGTCATTGGCTGACTAAAGTTAGCGCCAACAGTCCACCCGTTAGTAAACTTGTAACCTGCACCGACACCCCAACTGTTACTTACTAGGGTGCTGTACCCAGTTACTAGACTAAACTCCTTGGATGACTCAACGTCTGTCATGCCCAACTGGAAGTTACCAAACCCAAACCAGTTCTCATCAAACTTGTGATTGAGACGCAAGCCTGCATAGTTTGTGGTGTGTGACTCACCAACTCCCATAAAGCCTTCCTGAACGTTGTTAAGGAACTTACCTGTCTCCTTAATCATTCCAAGTGCGGCAGTAATAGTAGTTTCTTCGCTACTATGCACATCATACTCTGTACGCATGCCCCAGTCGCCATTGGCTTTAGCATCTGGGTCAAACTTGAATGATGTCCTAATACCAAACAAGTCACTAGTGCCTTCGCCGGCATTAGCAAGATTCCAATAACCGTCATAGTTTGCACCAAAACTTAGTGCTTCTGTTGACGATCCAGGACGAGTATCAATAGCTTGAGTGTTGTTTAGATTGATTGTAAAATCACGCTCAAAGCTATCAAGCACCGTAACATTACTTAGTGCCGCAAATGCATCGCTACTAATACTTCCGACAGCAGCGCCACCACTTAGTGTTTCAAGGTTAGCAATAGCACCACTCGTACGCCCGCTTGTTGGAATACCTGTTGCACCTACAGGCTGTGTAGCCTTGTCCAAGTCCAACATGCCTTGTCCATGTGTTTCCACAGTGTAACCTGGCAGGTCCTTGTTAGTAGTCTGCAGAACAAGTTTAACGAGGTTTTCACCTTTCATATGTGGCCACATCTGGTGTAGGATAGCAAGTGATCCTGTAACCACAGGAGCAGCCATACTTGTACCACTCATTGTTACAGTTGTGCCATCCTTGTAAGCACTTTCAATACGTTCGCCTGGAGCAAGGATATAGAAGTCGCTAGCCCTTGCAGCATCTTTACAGAGATTATTTGTAAAGTCCCAGGTGGCACAAACAGTACCAGCCTTGTTGCTGAAACTAGAGATTTTATTGTTAGTAACATCATAGCTACCAACAATCAGCATGCGTCCGCCCATAATAAGGTTTCCATTTGCATCAGTAGCATGGGCCATCTGTGCACTGCCTGATACATAGTCTTTAGCAAAGTTACCAGCACTGTTCACAAGGATCTGTTCGCTACCTAGTGCAGTCGCCCACAACTTGGCTTCGTCTACAGCACCATTGTATCCATTCTCACCGTAGTACCAGTGATTACTGTAATTCATTCCAGAACCGATATTTACGATACTGCTTCTGAACGCACTGTCTTCATTCCAGTTTGCACTGGCACTGAAAGCAATACTACCCAAATCTCTGGCCCATGCTGCGCCAGCTCTAGCTCGCTGGAAGCTATAAACAGTGCTGTCAGTCACCTTAACTACAGCTACGTCTGCATCGAATGCAACACCGTGGATGCCTGACCCGTTCTTACGCCCAGCCGCGATGCCCAACACATGACTACCGTGACCAACGTTGTCATCCATAAAAGTGTTAGTGCCGCCAGTTAGTGTATTATACTCATGCTTCACCGCACTAGAAAGATCTGTATGATCTCTGTCCCAGCCAGTATCAGCAATGGTAATTAGACTGCCTTTACCTGTCCAACCACGTGAGTAAGCAACATCTGCTTTAACAGCACTCAGAAAGTTTACGCCTTTAGTGCCTGTAAATTCTGATGTACGATAACTTGTTGGATCAGTATTATAACCTGCTGTGCGAGTTCCCATATCCGGGTGATCGTCAGCAATAGGCGTAGTATCAGCCGGCGCATCTGTGGTTGTGGTGCTCATTACCTTGGTCCAGGTATCCTTGGCAACAGTACTAGCAGTCTTTACATCAGTAACAGTGTCACCACGAATAATCTTCTCAGTACCATCAGTCCAAATCTGCTTGGTGACTGGAGTAGTTTTTGTGGTAGTAGTAGTTGTTACTGTGGCTGTAGTGGTATAGTAACGAGTAACTGTTGTAATGATTTTGCTATCAACTGTTTCAGTTGTAGTTTTATCCTCATAAACAGTATCAAATACCGGCTCGCTCTCTACTACTTCAGTAATGATTTCGTTTGTTGTTGTTTCCTTGGTAACCACATGTTCAGTAGTTGAGTTACTAGTGGACTCACTAGTAGTTACTACTACTTCGTTTTCCACACTACTAATAACTTCATCCGTAGCATCATGAGTGAACGAGTGTCCATCCTCATATGTATAGACGCTGATCTTAGGATAAGTTTTAGTAGTAGTAACTGGCGTGGTAGTCGTTGTAGTTGTCTTACGAATCGTATTGTGTAGAATGCTACCATCACTCTGTGTAACCTTCTCTACACGATCTTCGTATACATTCTCGACTGACGCTGAACCGCGTGTAACCGTAATTGCAGGATCGTTATTTTCTTTAACACTGTAAGCAATAGTTTTAGATAGCGATTCAGTACTTACCTGCGGTGATGCATCAAGAGTTACCTTATAAGGAACTTCTCGTTCTGCACCATTTTCAGTCTTAGTTGTACCATCGCTGAATACAGAGGTTGTTACGTTCTGTAATGTAACACTCCAGCTACGATCATATACCATCTTCTTAGTTGTAGTGCGTGTCCAGCTAGCAGTACGAGTTAGGTCACTAATTCCAGTGCCGCCACGCACTGTCTGCTCACCGTCTGTAACAACGGTTTCACTAATACGCTCTGCCGAACTTGTAGCTGTAGTTTCAGATACCTTTACTGCGCTTGTGCTTGAGCTAATAAGAGTTGGTACAACATTATTAAAGATATCCTTTTTAGTATCTTCAATAACCTTATCCAGTGATTCTTTCTTTTCCATAAAGACAAACTTGGTAGTATCGTAAGCCTTGCCTTCAGTTACGTTAACAACAAGTGGACGCACCTGATTTTTGAGGATGTTTACTACAGCTTCAGCTTTCTGAAAGTCAGGATCAGCTAGTTTTACTGCCAAGAGTTTGGCATTCATTTCTGCCTTATGGCTATCCCAACTAGCTATAACATTGTCAATCTTGCTGACAATGTCTCCTGCCATATGTTTGTCTGCTTGTGTAGGATTAAGGATTGCACTAAGGCTTGATGCGCCCTGTGCTTCCATTACTGCTGCCTCTAGAGCAGAAATTTCACCTGAGATAGCAGCAAAATTGATATTCGCTGTAGGACTAAGTTCACGCTTTACTGTGTTAACTGCGCTTCCGCCACCCTGACACGCTGTCAGCATTGTAGTGGCGAGCAATGCGCTTGCTAGTGTCTTATAAGTCATTTTAACCCCGTGTTAGTTTGACTAAAAAGAGCATGTTCACCTTGAACATACTCTTATAATAACACAGAGTCTAGACTTGTCTACCGTTTCTTAAATTTTTTGTTAATGTGGAAGTTTAAACATTTCCAACTTAATAATACTACTAATTTTTGTATCAAAATCATCTTCGTCATTGATAATATAAAGATTACTATTATTAACGTCGTTAAGACCATCATATCTATTGAATTGAATTATATATCCACCTGTAGCTCTAGCAACTTGCATATTTAATCCTTCTACCCCTATATTACTGGGAGTAGGCCTACCATGAGTAGGGACGTTAGGAATACTCCTAGCGTCGACGCTAGGGGTTGAATTACAAGATTGCGATTCCCACGCCTTTTTACTTTGTTTATAAAACCATTTATCAAACCATTTCATACTTTACTTTCCTTTATATTAAGTAAATCCCACGCTTTGTAATGCTTTT